CGCTGGATATGGTTACGCTTAAACCACCGGGTATTGTGAAACCACTTGTCCCACCAACACTTTGTGCGCTTTGCCCAGAAGCAACAGTATAGCTTGCCACCAATGTAGTTGCATTTACAAACAATCCGTTTAATGCTACTGGGACTGACGCTTGAAATTCACCAGTGCTTGGCTTGTACAGTAGTTTAGCATTACTTGTGTAAACTGTCGTAGGTGTGCCTGATGTAGCTGCTGCAAAGACAGGATAGACGTTAGTAGCTGTGGCTGTATCGTTACTTAGAGAAGCACCGCCTCCTGCTGGGGCAGTCCAAGCTGGTACTCCAGCCGTAAGTGTTAATACATTTGTATTAGAGCCAGCAGCAAGTTTAGATAATACATTAGTAGCTGAAGCGTAAAGAATATCTCCAGTTGTATATGTGGTTATATTTGTACCAGCATTAGCAATAGGCAACGCACCTGTTACGCCTGTTGTTAGGGGTAGACCTGTAATGTTAGTGGCTACACCACTTGTTGGTGTTCCTAGTAATGGAGTAACGAGAGTTGGGCTAGTATCTACTACATAAGTAGTTCCTGTGCCTGTTTTAGTTAGGCTTAAAGTAATGGCTGGAGTAGTTGTTGATGTGGCTACAGTACCAGATACACCATTGGCAGTTACTACAGATACAGATGTTACAGTACCTACTTCAGAGCCGACTTGAACAATGGAAGCAGTACCATTATCTTTCTTGATATATAACTTGCCATCGTATGTATTGATCGCAAGTTCGCCAAGTTCAAGATTTGCTGTTGTTGGTGCAGCAGATGGTGTCGCTGACCTTTTTACCTTAATACTATTAGCCATTTGGCTTCCTTTAACTCGCTATATAGCAAGGATAATTAATTTAATATGTGCCACCATCCACATTTATTGCATAGGAATTAGCTGCGGTCAACTGACCTTGAGCATTAACAGTAAATGATACGGTATATGTACCTGTGTTATCACCATAGGTAGCTGCGGTTACTGCTGTGTTGGTAATTGAAAACGCATTTCCAGTTAATGTCAGACCTGTACTAGCAGTATAAGTTCCAGCACCACTAAATTGCGCCCAAGTGATAGGTGTTGTTCCTAGAGTTCCACCAGCATCAATCGTACAGACCCAGCCCGAATCAGCCTGTGTAGTGCCTGTACTGATAAAGGTAAAGGCTGATACAAGTTCATCCCATGTATCAGCATCAGAAGTTCTAGTCCATGCACCAGAAGCTACAGCGTAGATACCATTGTTCTGCGATAAAGTTTGGTTTTTAACTAAAACTCTTTGCCCTGCGGTAACAGAAATTCCATCGATGGTCTGAGTGCCAGACAAAGTAATATTTGCTGTTGTGGCTGCTACGCAAGCAGCTTTAACATTTAGACCTTGAGCAACAGAATCAACATATACTTTAGTTGCAGCATCTTGTGGATTGGTTGGGTCAACAAGATTTACAATCTTATGTGTATTTACATCAAGGTCACCATCTGCCAATGTCAAATCATTAATTGGAACAGAATAAACAAATGCTGTTGTGGCTATCTGAGTGGTACTGGTTGCAGCAGCAGCAGTTGGGGCTTCTGGTGTTCCTGTAAATGTTGGTGAAGCTATTGGTGCTTTGCCGTTAAATGTATTCCAATCTGTGCTAGACAAATAACCATTGGTAGATGTAGTAGCTTGTGAAATGCTTATATCAGGGCTTGCGCCACCGCTAGATGAAATTGGTGAAGTACCAGTTACTGCGGTTACAGAACCAAACCCAGATATAGCATCTTGAACAAAAGCTGTAGTAGCTATCTGAGTTGTGTTCGTTGCGGATACAGCAGTTGGTGCTTCAGGTACACCAGTAAATACTGGGGAAGCCAAAGGCGCGTATGCACCAGAACCAGCAATAGCGATAATGCTAGTAGCAGTTCCACCAGCACCGCCTGTACCTGTTCCGTAATACAGAATATTTGACTGTTCGTTATATGCCAACTCTGCATTTTCCAAACTAGCTGGTGCGCCACCGCCACCACCTGTTGCTCTACGTTTAATTCTAATTATATTGCTCATAATATCTCCTTAAAAATTACCGCCATCAGTTATCTCAGTTTGATTGGTATTAACCCATTCGTTAGAGCCAAACATTAACACATCGTGTAGTATCAAAGAATTACAATTAACTGGATAACCAGCAATTACTGTTCCACCAGCAGGTCCAGCAGGTCCAGCAACTCCACGATTAATTTGAATCGTTTGTGATGGTACTGGAGTAACCGCTACAGTTAGATTGTTCCCATCCGTTACATTTATATTCAAATTTGCCATGTTAGATTTTTACAATTCCATCAGAACGTACCAAGAACAATAAAAAGATTATGTTATCTTCTGCTGGTTGTGAACCTACAACTGGAAAACTAATTTTAATACGACCGCTAAAGCCAGCACCATCAACTGAATTAATAGCTAGTTGAGCATCGCTATCTACCAAGTCCCATGAGTTGTTATCTATGACAAGCGTAAACGAACCATCAACATCAACCACGTTGGTAATTGTGAGTGGGATTGCGGTTGGTGGTGGATCGAAATTTGTTATGTCAAATGACAAACCATATCTGGTGTCCTTGACATTGCTTAATTCTCTGCGGATTATTTGAGCATCTATGGTGCATCCAGTAAGATCAACTGGGTCACCAGCTTCATCTGTAATTACTAGATTCCAATATGTTTGTTGTTCGTAGACTAACTCACCTGTGATACAGGGGTTATCAAATCCACTAACTTGAGTGATAGAATTTTTATTAAAGACTGCCATGATTTCCCCATTCTCGGTACTACGATTCTATGCCCTCACAAAATCGTTAATCATGTTTTATATTGTAGCTACATTGTATTCTTTTATATAAATAAAGTCTTACTAATTTACGACTTCATTATATATGCTAAAGCATAGTATGGTGGTAGGTTAGCGTTAGTTCCACTTGAACCTGTTGTACTATTGGCAACAGTTACACCTGTAGCTATTGTGCTAGTAAGATTTCTAGTATCCGCGCTAGTGCTTGCAGCAGCTAATGGTCCGGCAGTATTAGCACCATTTACACCAGACATTGTGTGAAAGTGACCGGGATCTGTAACTGTTGCTGTGTGACTGTGACTGACTGTAATTGCATCTGCACTACCACCTGTAGCACCAACTGCATAAGTCGACCCTGCGCCTACTAAAAACCTGCTGCGTAAGTCAGGTGTGCTATTAGAGCCATTACATAAAAACCATCCTGTCGGAATAGAAGCGGTAGAGCCAGACCACAGGATAATCCCTCCTGATGGCACAGAGTAAACCGCTTGAGCAACATCAAGATTGGTTCTAGCTGCTGAAGCTGAACTAGCCCCTGTTCCCCCATTAGCTATTGGCACAGCATTAACCAAACCATCAGCAGCATCCAATAGACCAGCAGATGTTAGATTGTTAGCAAGTTGACTTAGATTATATGATTGTGTCATTTACGCTGCCCCTATTCGTGCAAAAGTTTGTTGATTTAAAAGAGTAAAGCTGTTGTCAAACGCAGTAGTCAGATTATACGCAATAGTTGTAGCTGTGTAGTCATACGGTTTTGCTAATATAACACCGTTTGCATAAACTGCCATAGCTAGTGGGTTTGAGTCAAATGGATAAGTTAGCGATCCAGCTACAGAGTAAGCAACTGAATTAGTTATATTAGAACATGGCACTCCAAGATTATTAGATGAAAACTGAATAATATCTGCTGCACCTGTTATTGGTGCTGGGAATCCATCCAGTACATTATCTGCTAAATTATAATCTACCTCATTGAATTGGCATCCATTTATATATATTTGCTCAAACCCACTATTAATAAGATAGTCCGTTGGGATAAATGAACTTACCGTTGTAAATGTTTCTGTCCATCTGCTAAATGGAGTATATTCTGATGAAGCAGCCCTAAATCTATATACCGAATTCCCTGCGGTTGCACCACTAATAACACCAGTAAATGTAATAACTTTAGTAGTGTAATTAATAGTGCTGACTGTATAAGTGGCTGGGCTTCCTGTATTTGCAAATGACAGCAAATCTCCAGCAACAATTTTTTGATAGGGCAGGCTACCGTATGTAATTGAAGTAGATGCACTAGATGAAATAGTTATATCCAGCAATTCATAATAATCATCTGTGCTTACTGCTCTCATATTTAATACAATAATAATTTGACCAACTGCTGCACCAGTATTCATTACTATAGTTGTTGGTGTTTCTGTGTAATCAGAAAGGTTGACCAAAATTCCATCCAAAAATACAAGAACTTGTCCCTCAATATGCGTTACTGAAAATGTTGTTTGGCTGGCTGTAGCTACAAATACTGTTTCAGTAAAGTAGAAATTGTCTTGCTGAGTAAATCCAACAACCCTTCCAAATATATCAATAGTTAAATCTACTGGCGCAACAGTCTTTGAATATACTCCACTACCAAAATTAAGGAACTTTTGAAGGGATACAACCATTGTTCCAGCCGTGTTGTTAGATACACTTAATAGACCATCTGCACTACTTACGCTGGATGTTCCTACCTTTGTAAGTTGCCCTGTACGCATATCTAAATCAATATAATTAGTTCCATCCTCCAAGCCATTCCATAGTGTTGCATCATAAATTGATGTTTCAGTTGGAACAAATGCACCACCTATACCAAGATATGCTGCATTGCCAACGCTTAAACTGACAAGTCTATTTTGTCTATTAGCAAATAGTACATAATTATCAGTAGCAAATGCAGGATCAGCCAGATACCAAGTGTAGTCAGAATAAACTATGCTAGGGGTAGCTGTGGTATTGCTAAACAAACCATAGTATGTGGTGTTTCTAGGGTCATTAGTAAAGCCAGTAGAGCCATCCGCGCTAGTCGCATAAGCAATAGATACATACCTATTAATGTATTGATAGGTTGTTGGTCGCCAATTAAATACAGAACTTGCTGGGCTAAATATGGAAGTACCTAAACCATTAACCATTCTGCTAAATAAGTACCAATTGCCAGCAGTAATGCCAGACAAGCTGATTAGAGGTAGGTTAAAATTAATTCCCCAAGGATTTCCGTTAGATTGAATTTCACTTGTTCCAGCAAATATTCTTTGCTCTGTGGTTGGACTGCTGAACGCTGAGTACCATACTTCTGCATACTGAGTTATGCCAGATGATGATGTTGTAACTTGCACAGAAAATGATGGTACGGCATTGGCTGGGTATTCGGCTTCAATAGATGGCGCTGGTACTGTTCCAAAGAATGTTGGATCACCAATTCCTGTATTTGGTGCTGGGGTAAATTGTGTAATGTTTATATCATCATATATGTCTGGGTTGTATTCCATCAAAGATAATTGAGCAGTTACCTTTCCATCATCTCCAAATTGCTGGGTTACTTTCTGTATTCTAAATAGTTTATCTTCCCAACCATAGTTGACATTTGTAATGGTTACAATATCTCCAGCATCAAGTTGTAGACCAATGTAATTAATACTCAACTGAACAATTAAATCTTCTCTAGCAGCTTCCAAAAATCTATTGGCTAGGTACTGGGCTGTGATTGAGTTATTTACCAATGGTAATGAGATAGATTGCTTATTAACAGGTTCATTCGGGTACATTAATGATGGGTTAATAACAGCCAGATCAAAGATGCTAGAAGCAAATGTATCTTGGGCTGTGTTGTCAGCAAACTTAACTTCTGCAATGTTGAATGACGAAGCAATATCAATTGGAGTTATAGTTATTCCTGAGATTATATTGCTGTCATTCAATGCCATTGATACCGTGTAAGCTGGTGATTGAACTACAACACCCCACTTGGCGGTAACCTCTGTATATTTTATTAAGCAATCACAACAGGAAGCCATGTCCTGTAGATTGGACATAATTGACCGTGATGTATTTACTACTCCGTTAAACTTAAATCTTGCTTGTGTAGCAGAGCCACCTGTGTATGGTATGTAAGTAAAATTTTCATCTCCGTATGCTGTTAAAGCATCTAGGCTAGTTGTGTCTATTTGCGTTGATGGTATTGCTGCGCCATATCTTGTATTAAGCAAGTAATCATTAAATACATCCCCTGTGCTATTACGACTATTAATGACTTGGAATCTTGTTTGTTGTAGACCAGTAACGCCAGCATCTTGATTGTATGACAAATGGATAATAACAAAAGCCGTGTCTGTCATTACCTTTGTTGCATCCCATTGATATACAAGACCGCTTGTTTGCATTACCTGTATAGCTGTTTGTGCTGAGTTTGTTGGGCTGGATGAGCCGTTACTATAGAAAAAGAATTCTATTTTGCCATCAACAGTTGTGTCAGATAGTCCTGTAGATTGGTCTAATAAAGAAGCTACTGTGTAGCCATTCCCTTGGAATACAACTTGTTTGCCACCCCAATACGCATCTCCAAATGTAAATGTGTCTGGCGTTCCATTAATGCCTGTTACCTCAGATAGAGCCAGCACAAAATACATCTGCTGATTGTCATCACTAATAGACATATCTATTACAGTTCCACCTACATAGGCAGAGCCATAAACAACATCTAATTTATTGTCTGTAGCTGGGGTTAATTGTTGACGATTGCCTGGGTTTGGGCTGCTTCCTGTTGGCTGATTAATATCGGGGGCTAGAGCCTTACTTATAATTGCAGACACAACCATGTTGATAGCAAAGCCAACCGCTATAGCTGCAAAACTTCCAGCCGTAAGACCCATAATACCAACTGCTATCATTGTTCCAACTGCGAAAGCATAGGCAGGAATCAACAGCAGACACAATCCAAATATCCAAGGTTTACGCATTATTGAATCCAGTTTTCATCAATTTTCTTAAATCCAAATTTCTCATATTTAATATCTGGGCTTGAAGCCATCTTACCCATTACAAAGTATTTTATTCTTCCGCTTTCCTTCATTTTATTGCCATAGGAAATAAAAGTTTTTAATAGTCTATAGCCAACTGTTGAGCCTCTAAATTCTGGTTTTACATACCAAGCTAACTCATGTAGGGTTAATGTTTTGTCACACCAAACAGAAGGAGTGAACATACCCATTATTAATCCCTTGCCTTCCTCGATATATATAACTCCAAGACCAGCCATAATCGTATCTAAAAGTTTATCGCCATATTCATCTTTGCCAAAGTTTTTAAATTCATCTATTTTGCTTTCCATCAAAAAATCAAGCATCATGGATTTAATCTGTGGCTTATCATATCTTGTGGCTTCTCTCATGTCTTTCCAAAGGCGTAATTGATGGTTGATATAAATGCGACCCTATCCATACTTGTATCTGTTGGATTGTAAAAAGTCCATGAATTATTATTGGTAAATCTGCCAGCAGTTCTATTTTGCAGAATCAATTGTATTGATGATGCAGCTACAGATATAACTCCAATATAACTCCTTGTATCTTCACTCCATTGTTCTGAAATTGTAAAGGAACTAATATACCCATTGAAAAATTGATATAGACCACCAGTACCACCTGTGGTAATTAATGCACCATCTGTATCAAAGAATCCATGCCACATCTCAATTTGAGAGCCTTTAATATTTTGACCTAGAATCCATCCAAGATACGATGTATCTAAACCAACGATAGTTACTGTGGTTTCATTAGCAGTAGATTTAATATCTCTTGATGTATCACCTATCCTCATTAATGCACCCAAAGCTGTAAATGGGTTTGCATCGACTGCTGGAATGGTTAACGCGCTTGGTGTTGTTGCAAATAGATATATTGTTCCATCCGTATTTATACGAACAAAGTCAGCCATGCGGATGTTGTTAGTATCCTCAATAGGTACTATTGGATTCATAGAACATCCTCAAAAGCTATAAAGCTACTTGACCATTGTATATATGAGTCATCTCCAAAAGGTATTAATGTATAAGTTGGGTACGCCCTTAGAATTACTTGAAATGTAACTCCAGTATAAGTATCTCCACCCATAGCTACAGTTGTTCCATACTGACCTATCACAGCAGCAACAGGGCTTGCCAAATCTACAATCAGGTTTCTATGTACTGGAATGTCTACAGTTGATCCTGCACCCCTTAGAACGTCTTCAGTCGCTATATATGAATATAATCCTACCTGACAAAAGTCACCAGCCTTAACAATATACAAACCAGCATCAATTGATGGCAAAGAGCCTAGCACTAATAATTTATCTGCAGAAGCAGTCTGCCATTGGCAAGCTGCTATTTCTCCACTTGTCATATCTCCTTGATAATAAATATAACTACTCCAGCCTGTTACACTAAAATTTAAGTATTGAGCAAGTGCCATATCAGGAATTCTTAGGCTATTCAGCAAAGCCCTATTCTGGCTATACAGCAAATAGTTCATTGGCTTCATTTCAAAAGCAAATGGTATAACTGTAAGAATCTCACTTGTCGAAATGCGCTGATTACGGCTTATCATTTGACCAACAAACCTATGGTCGTTGATCGTAATAGATTCACTAATGTCTAATATTTGAGTTAATGACATTTCTAATTCCTTGATGTGGGTATTGACCTACTGGCTGATTGGTTAGCAGCCCAGATTGCAGCTTTGTTTTGCACGAGGAACTGCGTAGCTGACTGTGTATCAATAGCAGACATACTTGCTATATATGGACCATTGTAAATTATTGATGGTTGACCACCAATAGCTTGCGATGCTTGTATATTGGGTATTACAGTACCCCTGCGCGATGGTATAAATATTTCTGGACCATTTTCACCAACTATTGTTGGTCTGTCTATATCACCACCAGATGCTTTGCCACCCATTATCCCAGCTATACCACTTAACAAGCTGGATGGTTCTCCTATAGATGGGCTGCCAACACCCATTGATTTTAGCCCCATCATAAGTAACTGCATAGCTTGGAACTTTAAGATCATAGCTATAATGTCTTGGATTATTGACTTAGCAAAATCATGGAAGTTAGCCTTACCAGTTTTGACAAAGTTATCTATGGCACTACCCATATTGCTGACTAAGGAATTAAACGCATCCGAACCGACCTGACCTAGACCCTCTGAATTCTGAACAAATCTAGTCATGGCGTTTTCCCAGCCAATAACAAATGAGGTTCTGCGTTGTTCATCTATTGCAATTGATTTTTTACGTTCGTTGCTAAGTTCTTGTTCCAGTTCTTTTAATTTTTCAAGCCTTGCTTTTTCAGCTTCAAATGTTGCGCCACTTCCCATTGTCGCTTGTGCGCTGGTAATTTGCATATCTATATCCAGCAAACGCTTTTTGTTTTCAAGGATTTCTTGAGCCATCCTAAAATCATTCTGCCTTAAATTAAAGGCTTCAATACCCAATGCAATACGCTGCTTATCAAAATCAATGTTTAACTTATCAGCATTACCTTTGCGAGCAATGGATTCTAATTCTCTATCGCGTGTGGCAGCAATATATGTAGTATCTTGTTTAGCTTTCTGATTGGCTAGTGCGCTTTGTTTGTTTGCTTCATTAGTTATATGTAGCTTTTGTTGTTCATTGGTATTGGCTTTAAGCAGGTCTTGCTGCATCCTGCTTTCTATATCAGCAAGTGCTTTACGCCTAGTCAACTCAACATTTAATATATCAACAGAGTATTTTTCTATTGATAAGCTACTCATTTTTAAGGCTGCGGATTCCTTATCATAAGCAACAAGCGTATCCGTAGCTGCTAATTTTAAGGTTATTAATTGTCCTTCAATTTTGTATTGTTCTTTAAGAAGGTTGGTGGCTTTTTCCGCTTTTTGTTCGGCTGCTGCATCTCTAGCATCTTTTTGTGCTGCAAATACATCTTGTTCTTTTGCACTAATAAATTCTTTAGAATTTTTATCTTGTAGAAATTGCGACTTGCTTTTTGCAATTTCCATATCTTTTGTTAATTGTATTTCTTGCAGTTTAATGCTTTGTTCATCGCCCCTTAAAGCGTCAACTTTTAATTGCCCAATATAACCTTCAATAACTAATAATTCTTTAGCAAGCGCAACCTTTGCCATCGCTGAATTTATTTCTCTACGCTTTGCCTCTGCTGCTGCTTGTGCTGCTGGGTCTGCTACTTCTGCTGGCTTATCTTTGTCTAGTACAGATTTTTTATAAGCATCTAATATAGCTTGTTGTGCTTTCTCTGTTTCTATAGTGTCAGATACAGTATAGGCAATTAAAGCAGCAGCACCAGCTATAATAGCAGCCCAAGGTGCAACAACAGCAGCAGATACACCAGCAGCAACGGTGACCGCAGTTATCCCACTAGCAATTAGTCTTAGTGCGCCAGCCATTTTTATTAATCCACTAACTAATGAAGCAGCAGCTAGTGCAACTAATATGTTATGAAATGTTTTAACTGACACAACACCATCGCCTGAAAATGGCGCAATCATGTCTGTAAATGCAAGGGTTAAATTGGTTAGCGTAGTTTTTAAATGGTCACTAACATCCCCCATTTTTGCAATAGCTTTAGCATGAGCATCATATTCAGCAGTTGACTTTTTTAACTTTTCATTTACTTCGTCAAGGGATACTCCAATGCCACCCTTGCCAAGCATCTCCTTGACCATCCTTGCTTTGTCAAAGGCGTTCAGACCGCTATTAGCCATACCATCAAATACTCTCTTGCCAACTTCATCTGGCTTCATTGTAGAAAGTTCTTTAAATGATATGCCTAACTTTTCAAACTGAGCAATCGTTGATTCGTTACCACCTTTGGCTTCACTAATCTTGCCAAACAACTTGCCAATCATCTTTGCTGCATTATCTGCATTAGCACCAGATGTTTTTAGCGCATTATCAAATTGAAGCATCTGCCCTACTGTTACTTCAAAGCCATCTGCTAAATCTTTAATATGATTAGAAAACTCAAGTGTCTGGTGCATTAGCGCAGCAAATCCTAGCGCACCAATACCCATTGAACCACCAAGCGCAGCAAAGCCAGCACCTAAACTCTTTAGACCACCAGTTAAATCATCAAAAGATTTCTGAAGTAGCTTTGCATCTTGTTTTGCTTTAGCGGAAGCCTGATCCCACTCTAGTGTGACTAGACCAAGTTTGACTGTTAGTGTACCAATGACTGCCATGATTATCCCTTTGCGCCTTTAGCGTACTTACCCCAATTAACTTCAGCCCAAACCATTGTGCCTAGCCTATCTATAACTGTGCCAACATTACTAGCCAATGCTGGTCTTATAAACGGTCTTGCAGCTATTTCAGCAGTACCAAATTCCATAGCTAACCCGATTGGTTTAATCTTTCTGTATACTCTTTCTTTGCCACCCTTGCCGATAGATACATTTTCTACATCTTCCATCCGCTTTGGTCCAGAAGAAATTCTGCACATAAATACTTCACCCCTATATGAAGCTGATGATTTATCTCTTGATGTTGGGCGTTGAGTTTTCATGTAAATATGCTCGGCAAGTTGCCCTGAATTTCTAGGTGCGGATGCTTTTACTTGAGCCAATACTGGTGACATAGCGTAACCCAAAGCCTTTTTCCAGATGCGGTCTGTTTTCGCTTGTCCTATTTCAAGGGCAAGTTCATCCATAGTTTTAAAAAGTTCATCAAAGCCTTCAACTTGCGAGGTTAGCATTTTTGAACCTATCCATCTTGAAGTTTTTAGCTTGTGTTACATAGGTGAGCAAGCCATTACTAGCCTGTTCTTCTGCGGATACATCTAGGCTTGGGTCAATACCGTATTCATTTATCCAAGGGAAAATGTCATTGGCTTTTATTGTTGGCGATTCTGGTGATTTAATATAGTTAAATATTGCAGTCGTAATTGGGGTTAGTGCATCGTAGATGCCTCGATTACCCAACATTCCATCTGAATACATAACCTGTATCTCCGTAAAAACTTCCTCGTCAAGACTATTAATATATTGTTCTGTATGACCATTAAATATCATTGAAGCCACTACCTGCTTTCGCAGGGATTGCCTCAGTTTTTTTTTGTTGTTTTATAGTCTGGTTTAACAGTTTGTTCAATAGTTTCAACAATCTGTTTAATCAATGACTCTGGGAATTCTTCACTTATTTCAGCGAATGATTCGTTTATTGGTTCTCCTGTTTCGGATTGCAGTAAATGAAAATACTTCTCTACTCTAATTTCCCACATGGCGGTCATAGTAGCAACCTGCTTTATGGATGTTCCATCTAAAATTACATCTTCATCTAATACCGTGATAAATTGTTTCTCTGCGTTAACAGTTTTTAGAAACTCATCACCACCTTCTTTAATTGCATCTAATATTGGCTTGCTTAATTTTTCATAAATCACAGCCACAGCTTCTGCTTTAGGAGAAGTTATATCTGCAAGTATATCTTCCATCTCTTTCTTTAATGGAATTCTAACTTTTAGGTCAAACTTAATAGTGTCAAAATCTATTGATAGAGTTCTGTATTTAATTCTTTCTTTAATATCGTTATACGATGCACCAAACTTTTTAGCTACACTCATGTCTTATCCCTTTATCATCTTATTGTAAATTGTATTATTTAATTCAACTACATACGCGACAATTTGCTCTGGTGTCATCTTATCAGCATGAGCCACAGCCATTCTGTATGCCACATCTATGCCAGCCAGCCTCTGTTGATGGAAGCCAAACCAGTTTTTCTGCCCTGAGTCAGACTGCTCAATCAGGTATTTAAAAAGCGCATCGCTATTATTTATTGTCATATTTTATAAAAGCCCCGAAGGGCTTTTGTTAACTGTTAGACCAGCCGTAAGCGTTACCGCCTGTTGGGTGAACGGTGAAAGTAAACTTACCTTCAGCAGATGGGGACATATCCCACTTCAAACCACCAATACGACCATTGAAAGCGTAAGCTACAGTATCAGTACCATCGTATACAGCGATTACATAAGAACGGATAATCGTACCATTGTAACCATCATCACGAATTAGCAATTGCGCTGCATCTGCTGGATTCCAAGGGCAAGTGACATTTAATGATGTAACTTGATTTTGAGTAGTAATCTTTGCACCAGTACGCGCACCAGCGATAGCATACGCAGCAAAAGCATCATCTGCACCGAAAGCTGGTACAGCTTCAACTGGAACTTGTATACCAGCAGTACCAAGACCACCAGCTTCTGTACCAATAATGGTTTCTGTACTAGCCCACAAACCTAATTGAGTATCGGTCAATGCTGTTGGTGTGGCATCATCTTGCATCCATAGTGTTGCAACATATCCCGGTAGAACTTTATTAATAAGAGCCATTTTACTTTTCCTTTTTAAGAATAAACATTAATAAATATTGTCTTATTTATGTCGGAACATCTATTGTGCAATCCAATATGATTTGGTTTAACCCTAACGTATTATCATATGTGTTGTATAACCATACCACATCTGCCTTTGCTACAAAAAAACCAGTTGTATCTGGGTCGCCAAACATTCCTGAATAACCATGCAGTTGCTGTAGTATATCATTGCTTAGATTAAAAGCATCATTCATAGTTGTACTAAAGACAGATATTTGGAATACTGGTCTGTCTATGCCTTTGTTGCTTTGTGTCTGCCCTGTATAAACAGGTTGATGCACATTCCTTAATTGCCATGTTAAGAACTTTGGCTGCGTAGCCCAATTCCTATTAAAATTACTGTATACAGGCACAGGCGTAACAATGTCTGCCAGTTGGTATTGTATGCACTCAGCGTAGACAAATGGGTTCTGTTGTGTACTCATACTGGCGTATCAGGGTCATTCCTGTAGCATACAAAAGTAACCTTCATTCTGTCGTTTGATTCCCTAATATCGGTTATTCTCCAATCAAAACCTCTCCATGTAATGCTGTATAGATTTTGGTTGTCTACTATCTCTTTAGTATTAGGTGTGTAATTCAAAGTGATATTCACCAAGTCCTGATACACCCTATATTTCTCTGAGATACGCAAACTATTCGCTACATCATGCACCAGCCCTCTAGTTTCAAACCAAGGTGCAATCGTAGTTGTGTATTGTCCAATAGTATCTACACCATTGGTCACATTGTTAATCATCAAATTCTCATAGCGTGTAATAGCCATTACATCACCAAAGGTTTATACGACCTCAGAAGTTGGTCTACTCCAAATGGAATTGATTTTAAATTTGTTTCAGTTGTATTGGAACGATTATTATATATATGTGTTAGCAATAATAGTCCTGCTTGCTTAATGACAGGGTAATTACCAAGAAAGTTAGCGTTAGAAGTATATTCAGCATAGATAGGATTAGCCACTATCTGATTTAAGTCATTTGGAATCGCATTAACAATAATACGATTGCCTGTGGCATCGTAGGAGTAGCCAGAGGCTGCAATTATTACTGGTGTGGTGTTACTACCTGCAAAGTATTTGACAGCGTTTACGGTCACTCCTGACGCGCCCTGTGACACTTCGGGTAGGTCAAGGAACACTTGTGTGTTGTACAGCCCAAAATTGTTGTAATAGATTCTATACTTGGTTGGGAATATCGACATACCCAAGTAATCTTCTATTGCCATGCGCGTAGCAAGTTCAATGCTAGTCAAGTAACTATCCTGACTTTCATCTGCAAACAAGTTTAACTGCTGAGTTATTTCCTCAAGAGTTAGCCATTGGGTTTGCAAATCCCTATCAATCTGTTCTATTTTTACATAGTTGTACGGATTGCGGTCTGTCGCAAGCGTTAAGTTTTCAGCTGTCATGCTAGTTCCTTATGCTGGACAGACTAAACGTACACCAGCGAAGACATCTCTAATGGTAGAGCAAACTCTTTTCTCTGCGTAAATAGAAATAAATCCTGGGGCTGTTTGGTCAAGCCTTTGAATACTCATTAATTCATTATCTGCAATCGTAAAGAATCTATCCCAGCAAGCCAAATAAACTGGATAGGTACTTGCATCATAACCACTCATGTAAGGGTTAGGAATAACAGGTATACCGAACACATAAAGTACAGCACCGCCATCGTCATCGCCAACTTCTGTAAAGAAGGGAATACCGCCAACAGATGTTAGCAATTCTCTGAACTTCTTAATGGTTGCTGGTGACATCATAAACGCTGTAGATGGCTGATTAAGATATTGCGGTGGCAAAGCAGCAACTAAATCCGCAAGGTCTGTATAAGCAACTACCGATGCTGAACTGGCAGCCACTTGAAGCATTGTGTGCCTACCATTTGTAACAGCAGAACCACTTGTTCCAAAGGATGCTGCACTTGTGCTTCCAGAGTAAAAGTTTAATCCACGCAATCCAGCTACTTGTCCAGTTTGAGGTGTTGATGTACCAGATGATTGGTCATTATTAATCATCATGGACAACGCTTCTTGTTGAGCAAATTCAAGAGCAATGTCTGACACTATAGAAGCATCTAAGCCATCAATATCATCCATTACCGCAGTTCTTACTGGTACTACAGCGTTAATTGATTTACTTGATATTTGCCAGAATGATGCAGCATAATCTCCTACGTTATTTTTTACTCCATATCCCCAAGGGTTAGTTGTTGATGTTTGGATTACCGTTGCGTTACCTGTCTTAACTACAAAGGCTGTTTCCGCGCCTGTGTTTTGAATAATTCTTGATACCATCCTCAACGGATTAGCGTATCTTAAAGTTGCGAAAGCATCATCATATATAACTCTACCACCCACCCCTGTACCTGAACCAGTAAGGGCTGATGCTTCATTTAGATTAACGGTAGCACTACCTTCCGTTAAAGCCGTTTTAACTGCCTCAAGAATAAGATTGGTTGTCATAATTTTTCCATATTTATTTTAATTAAAGAAGGGGGATTTCTCCCCCATTCTTTTAGTTTGCTGTCTTGGTCGAACGATAACGAACCAAGGCGAATGGGTCAACTATGCTGGTGCATAGTCTTTTCTCGCCAAAGAAGGTTATGTATCCGGGCAATGTTTGGTCATATCTACGCATAATCATATTCAAACGGTCTACGATTGTGTGTCCACGTGACCAATCACCAAAGTACATTGGGTAAAGGTTTGTGTTTACTGCCCCTGCTGAAGTTGTTGGGTTATCAAGATACTTATTAACAACAACATCAAAGCCAAGCATACGACCAACAATACCATCGTATTCAAGTGGTGACATACGTTCAAATACTGGAGTACCATTATCGTCAGTAAGACCACGAATAGCTGCAAGCATTACTGGATTAACAATGATTTTTGTCGATGGTGTCCAGTATTGTTGTGGCAATGCGTATACAAAGTTAACAACATCCTTAAATGTTACTTTGTTGGTCAGTTGACCAGCGGTAACTCCATCACCATTGGTTGTCAATTGGTCATAAGTTGCAAGGTCGCACAAACCACTAGATGAGCCAGTTCCAGTTGAACCAAATGCAGAGGAAGTAGTTTCACCACCAGTATAAGTAGCGTTCTCACCAGCGTATTGATTCAATCCACGCAGACCATTTGTTCCACCGTATGTATTTGGTGAATCTGTTTGGTCATTGTTTTGAATCATTGATTGACCTTCTACTTGACTAAATTCAGCAAGCATATCTGCAACTACGTTGCTTTCAAGACCATCAATATCATCAAGAGCAGCAGTACGAATTGGGAATTGGCAGTTCACATCTTGCAAAGTCAATTGCCAAATGTTTGTGTCAATGGTTGTCGCACCACCGTTGTTTTGGATTGCATATCCCCAAGTAGCACCAGCGTTTCCTGTCTTTGCTCTGAATTGATATGTAGCACCATCAGTTGCAACAGTCCTTGACACACCGCGCATTGGGTTAGCCAAACGCAGCGCATGGAACACAGGGTCGTATGCAGTTCTACCACCAACGCCAGCACCAGAACCTGTCAAGGCACTAGACTCATTAATGAACGCTTGGTAATGACCTTCATCTTCAAACATCTTAATCTCTTTTTCAAGACGGCTAGGAGATTTGTAAAAATCACGCAGTTGTTCTTTAACTGACCTGTTAACATTTTGACTAACTGTTTTAGCTGGTGCAATAATTACAGATGGTGCTTGCACAGATGCAACTTTAGCTTCAAGAGCAGCAAACTTTTCTGTTAGGTCTTGCTTTACGCCTTCAACAGTCAATGCAACTTCTTCTTTCACCTTTACCATCTCAGCAATATTTGATTGTTCGATAGCATCTACTTTTTCCAAAATCTTTTCAATTGACATTTTATTTTCCTTATTTAATGCGTTTTTCAAGTGCCTTCAACAATTCTCTATGCTCGAAAGCCTTGAGAAGCGTGTCGGCTTCATTTACCACCGCATCAGACTCACTCTGAGTTGGGGCAACTTCAACTTTCTTGGTAGCTTCACGCTGTTCCAATACTCGTTTGAAGATACTAGATGCGGTGGTCGCATCTTTTTTAGGAACTCCTGCT